AGCTTACAGATCCTGTGTTGTCGATACCTTTAATGTAATGGTCTTGAACCTTATTCAAAAAACCCAACACATTTGTTGTATCGAGCCCATGTTCATATGCAGCTCCACAGAAAATTCCTGTCAGCTCTCGAACAAACCATCTATAATCAGATGCCTTCTTAGGATTTGACAGACCCTCTCGGGTCTGCAAAAACTCATCGACACGGTTGTAAATAAAACCATAATCAATCATACACCAAAACCCTGACCTTTCATAATAAAGTTATTCATAGCAATAATCATACGATCTTTGCTCATGGACTTCAATTGATTAATTAAAGTGTTGTTAGGTACACGAGCACCCTTAATCAGCTGAGTGCAGTATGCAAGGGTATCATCACGAGACATTTTAGTAACTGCAGCATAAAACATTAGTTGTTGCTGTTCTTTGAGGTTTGGATTTTTCATCGTATTTCTCCATAAAGGTTACCCCACCAATATAGGTGGGGCTTCCTTTCAAGTCAACATCTTATGTACGATTTCCAGCAAATTGTTGCTGCATTTTGATATAATCCAAGAACTCATTCTTGACGCTTGGATTAAAAAACTGACCACGAAGCTCAGTAGTTTGTGTAAGAGAACTATGCGCGCATACACCACGGTTCTCCATACAGCCGTGTGTAGCTTGAATATACACGGCCAGATCCTTCGTTCCAGTGCTGTTTGCAATCTCGTCAGCAATCATCTGGGTAAGCTCTTCTTGCAACGTTCCACGACGTGCACAATGCTGAGCAATGCGAGCATACTTGCTAAGTCCGATAACTTTAGTAGAAGGAAGAATACCAATATAGCATACTCCTTTAACTGGCTGGTGGTGATGAGAACACATTGATAGGATCTCAGCACGAACAGTGATCATTCCGCCATATCGTGTATCGGCATTGTCATTCGGGAATGCTGTGACAGCAGGAGCGGCATCATATCGCCCGGACATGATTTCATTGACATACATCTTAGCGAGACGACGAGGAGTCCCATGAGAATTAGGATCATTAGCGCGATCAATAAGTAGGCTATCCAATACTCCTTCAAACTTTTCTTGAAGCTCATCAATCAGCTCCCATTTCTCATCTTCGCTAATAAACTCTGAGATGTTGTCGTTAGCCCAGTAACGAGCACCAGCATCTTCAATACGTTTACGAATTACTTTAGAGATTTTTGCCATTTATTTTCCTTACGTTCCAATAGCGTTTCCAAACAGATATACGTGCATACGACCCGAAACATTATACCCACGCTCGAATGCCATCTTAGCAACGTCACCAGCGGTCTCACGTTGCTCTTCTTCTCTGGCACCCGTGGGCATAATCCATACAGGGTAGTCTACACCAGCTTCGCGGAACAAGGCAACAACTTCATCGAGTTCTTCCCATTGTTCTGCATACGGTCCTACAACAAACTTCAATTGTCCATTTGGAGACACATCATAATACTGTTTGACGATATCTGGTTTGATAGCCTTTTCACGTTTTTCACCAGCTACAGACCATAGCTTAGGTGATACCGAGAAGAACGCTTCGGGTTCAAATACTTTGCTTGAAACTAGTTTAACAAAGTCGTCAGACAGCTTTTGTGTTCCATTTGTCTCCCATGTAATAGAAGAAGGTAGGTTGCTTGCTGCGTTGAACCTTGTCCCACGAATTGGTCCTCCAGGCATATTCTTTAGAGCTGCATAGATCTCTAAAAACGCCATCTGGGCATGGCGCATCAAAGGTTCACCACCTGTAATACACAGATGATTCCATTGTAAAGATTTAGGATGACGGAAGTAGCCTTCTGGATTGTGTTCATTTTTCATAATGTCCACAAGTTTCTGAGCTAGCTCCGCTCCTGTGGCCTGACCCATCAAATGTTTATACTTCTTTGACCAAGTATAGCTTGAGTCACACCCTTTGTCCCATACAGGCAGATCTTCAACGCGCTCTACCGAGCTGACATCAAAGTCTTGGTATGGAAGCTCCCACGTATCAGGTTTAGTCGGAAACATCTGACCAAACCCATCGCATTGCAAATTACACAGAAAGAATCGAATCCAAGCAGTGGGGACACCGGTGTAGTGTCCCTCACCTTGAATACTATGGAAGATCTCGCTATATGTGTATTTCTTATCACTCATCTTGTTTCTTTCTCAACATCCAGCTATATTCATCTCGTTGTTCCCAGATGATAGTATCACCTGGCTTGAGATCCATCATAGATAATAGCTCATCAGGAATCTCAAACCCAAGCTCATCCCCATCAACAGGAATAATAGGCACTGTCCATGCTTTTGTCAGTTTAGTCAAGGAGATTCTCCCCCCACTCACGATGACCTTCACGGAAAGCCATGTTAGCTTGAGTCTCACGAACCTCTACACGATAGCACCAGAGACGATCTGCCTCGGCCTGGCCCCACATGTCAGGAATGTAAACACCATTAACAAACTTGTATAGCATATCTGCCAGACCCTCACAACCAAGACGAGGTAGGATGGTCAGTTTAGCAAGTTTCTTCTGCTCGAGCAGCTTGTATGTCTCCAGCTCAGGATCATCCTCAGCTACCAACAGAGTGTGGTCAAATTGATCTTCTAGAATGTTCTTCAACTCTTTGAGACCACCATAATCTGCTGCCCAGTTACGGACATCAAGATTATCAGTCCCAAAGTAGAACTTCATGCTGAAAGAATAGCCATGAATAAGATTGCAATGACTATCAGCTCGCCACTGACGATAAGCGCAAGGAAATGCATCGTGATACTCCTTAGTGCTGACATATTTGTATACTCTTGGTTGATTACTCATTTACAAATTCCTTTGCCATTGGGAACAGCTCTGCAATTGCCTGGGCGATAACACGAGCTAATTCCATGTGTTCTTTTTGTGTACCGTTGCCAGAACGCAGCTCAATATAATGAATCCACGAACGAATAGACCCAGCCATAAACAAACGAGTCTTAGTCAAACCTTCTGGCAATACAGCTCGTGCCTGCTCCTTTGCAATCCCACGTTCAATAGCTGCATTATATACTGCTCGAGCTTGCTCTACAACCCAAATCTGTTGAGCTTCCCACCAAGCCTGCAGAACTGTATCGTTTGACTCAATACTATTCTGACGATTCTTTTCATCCTGTAAACGTGCTTCTCTTAGAACAAATGCATCATCGAGATCGTTTGGATTAGCATATCGCTGACTAAACTCTTGGAATGCAAACGACCTATGACGAACAATCTGATGTGCAATATCGCGAGTAGAGTCCATCCCAACTGTGATAGATGCCATTTCTAGTGGTGACCAATGTTTATGCTTGACAAGGTATCTAATCAGCTTTTCGCCAGTTTCGTTATTGAATTGGTTAGCTGGATTAGACACTCGAGCACAGTATGCTAGTAGCTCTGATACATTACTAAAGCTATCCTCCAGATCATCGGCTGGAACAGGCTTAACAACTAGCCAAGCCTTAGGTTCATAGTACTTGTAGCGTTCTTCGCTCATACATCTGCCTCCGCAGGCATCTTGTGAGCATACTGCCTACGCTTCAGGTGTAGCTTACCATCGACCTTAACCTTGATAAAAGGACGATTAGTCTCATTCTTATTAGGGTTAGCGATAGTAAAGACAACATCTTTACCTTTATTCAAAGCGTGAATCTTGTTCAACATACGCTGATCGGTAGCATCACGTACACCATATGAGCTACGACGTTCGCCCTTTGAGGTGTAATGCTTACCACTTGCTTTTTTACCTTTGCCCATTATCTTTACTCCATTTTAAAGTCTTTAAAGCGTTCATTTGTTCTTGATTTATCAAATGCTGGCGAATCGTCTACTACACCTTCCTCAGCATTCTCCACATCATACAGCCTCATTCGAGATCTGTCAATACCTAACACAAAACGTTTTTTATAATTAGGATCATTGTATCGATTCTTTAATTGCTTAACCATAATCTGGCCAAGAGCTTCTAATTCTTCTGAGCTAATCAGAGCAAACATTAGGTCCGCCGTTGCGGGTAGTCCAAAAGACTCGGACGTATCTTCAAGCCCAGGATCCGAGCTAGTAAAACCACTACGCGTCGTTTGCGTTGCTGATACGATCGGGACGTCAAACTCAACTGCAAGTCCACGAAGCTCTTCTGCAATTGCTTTAATGTATGTATATGAATTGATTGATCCTCCCATACCTTTCATTCGAGATGATGCACAGATATTCAAATAATCGATGAAGATCATCTCTGGGACAAAGTTACGTTTCAGTTTTAGCTCGTTCAACAGAGCACGGAAGTGACCTGTATGGGCAGAACCAGTAGGATACTCTTTAATAATCAGCTTACCATTAGTCTTAGACGCTAACTCATCAACCTTGCTTGTTAGCAATGGTTTAGATACATGCTGCAGCTGATCCATAGGAATGTTTAGTAGGTTGGCGTCGATTCGTTCTGCGATTCGCTCTTCTGCCATTTCCATGGTAATGTAGAGGACGTTATATCCTTGTGAAAGAGCTGCACCAGCAACATGACACATAAAAAGGGACTTACCAACACCAGTACCAGCCAAAGCAATGTTAAGAGTCTTGTTTGGGAGTCCACCTTTTGTGATTCGATTGAAGTAGTCGAGGTCAAAGGGGATTCGTTCTTCTTGTTCATGGTAGAAGTCATATCGTTGCTCCGCATTCTCGATGTAGTCGTGTCCGATGTTTGTGTCGAATGAAACTCCGAGGGCCTTCGACAATAGATCCGGTAACGCATTTTTAGTAAGACTCTTGTGTTTGCCTTCGATAATGCTAATACCTTCCATAATAGCATTGTGGATAGCTCTATCTTGACACCACTTCTCTGTAGTGTCTTCTAACCACTTATCGTCGACCTTTTCCACATCAAATAGGTGTGGAAGGATCTCCATTGCATGAGCATATTGCTCATCATTGTATTTGTCACTAGCATCAATCTCGATCTTTAACGACTCAACTGTTGGTAGTTTATTATATTTAGCAACATGCTTACCAACAGTATTGAACAGCTGTCGATAAACACCTTGAAAGTAATCTGGCTTGATAAAAGGTAGAACCTTACGCATGTAAGGCTCATTGGTCAGAATGTTTTTAATAACAGTCTGTTCAATATTATAATTCATAGTTTACCTTCTGCTCGCAACTGAGCACGAATCTTAGTAGCAGAAATGTTGTGGATATCTTCACCAAGATCATGCTGTGTAAATGTATATCCTACACCACGACCATAGCTGATGTCAACAATGTTTGGTACACCCATGATAATATATTCTTCACC